CCGTGACGTGCCCGACTGCTCGCTAACATACTGCAGCGACGGCAAGCCTTTGGCTTTGATGTAAGTTGATGGCGTGTTCATACTATCTCCTAGTGGTCTGGCTATAGTATACGGCTATCGATCACAATTCAATCATTCCAGTGATGATTGGGATCTATTGGAACACCTAGAGTATTGCCGCCGACTATAACGCCGCGTCGTTCCTCGATAGCCTTAGTGCTGTCGTGATGTTGTTTGCACATCGATTGCAGGTTATCCGGGTTATAGAATTTGATCTCGTCGCCTTTGTGCGGCTTTATATGATCCACCACGCCTGCCATGACAACCCGGCCCATTGCATCGCAGTACACGCACAACGGGTCACGGGTTAGCTGGGCAAGCCTAAGGCGCTTCCATAGCGCCGTCTTATATAGATGCGCCCAGGGCTTAGTCTTGTATTTCACTGCCCTGCGCCCGCATCTGAAACTTAGTTAAACCTGCCGATATATCATCTTGAACAATCAATTCAAGCTGCTCGCCGCGCGTACCATCCAATCGGATCACCACGCCTCGATTCTGCTGCCCTGCAAAGATTAGCGTTGCAGTAAATCCAAAACCTCCACCGCCGCTTTTATCTTGGAACAGAGGCGTGGTCGCTTCTTCAATAAAATCACCGTTAGACTTGAAATTAATCAGGTTTCGATACTCGCCATCTGCCCGCTTAATGCGCAGCACGCAACCATTTATTAATGCCGCTATTGATCCGAACTGCGTAAAGTCCATCGCCTGTGCTGACTCGATAATTAATGTTATACGCGTGATATCAAGAGTCTGCCCAGTTAATGGCGCGACTTTAAACACCACCGGCGTTACCGAACCATTGACCCGCAGGCTGATGTCAGTCCGAAAGAATGTATCTGCAACCTGATACGCGTGATTGAATGGCGTATCCATTGTGATCACATCACCAACCACTGTCAGTACAATCGCACGCATATAGATGACATTATTATCAAACTCCAGAGTTTCACCAACGACTATCCCGTGCCCTGGCGATGCCGTGAATGACCTGCTATTGACTACCGTGGGCGCTAAAATATTAAAAGACCCGAGCTCACGAACAAAATGTCGGCCCACGGCTTCCGTGGTCTGGTCTTGAACATAGACAGCCACGCCCTCGTTTCCACGCTCTGACCGCTCGATAGGGATGCCACGCTTTGCGCTTAATAATGCCATTAGTTAGTCGCCCATTGTGAGATGGTCACGGCGAAATCATCGCCAGCAACATCGGGTGTGAATGTTAGGGATTCGATCACGTACCCTTCCACTTTGCCGGTATATTCTTTCGCCAGGTCAATAAGGAATGCAGGCGCGAAACCCTCAGGGCCTTCAGCGCCAAGCGTGGTCGCAGTAACAGCTATAACGCCCGTCAAACGGCCCGCTATAGCGATCTGAATAGACTTGTAATCAGGCAGAACGGCAATCGTCCCACCTGTTGTACCGTTTAAAAGTATTGCTTTGTTTCGGATTACTATTGACATTTCGATCACCTGTGTATTTTCTATACAGTATACACCGAACGCCGAACACTAGCAGTATGTCCAGGCTCATGCCCGCCTAAACAATCCTTCACTTCCTCTCGCGTAACTGTCCTGCGTCCGATCTCGCCGTAAGTCTTTGACCGATCCACTACCGTTAGGAATGACCGTGAGCGCCAACCGTGCTCATGCGCGTAAGCATCTGCCCCAGCAATCTGGTTCCACGACTCAACCAGACAGGTGCCCAGCTCTTTAGATACGGATCGGTGGTGAATATGGCCTATATCAATATAGTGGTAAATGGTTTCGCCAAAGTCTTGCGCATAATCCGTTGCCATCACATCCGCCAACTTCACCGGCTTACACTTATCTGAATGGTGGACCATTACCAAAGTATTGCCCATGCGGTACGGTATGAACACGTTAGCATTTTCTAATATAGTTACGCGTGGATTGTCTTCGTATAGCATCGTCAGCCATACCTGAGCCGTCAGATCCAATGCTCGGCTGTGGTTACCCTGGTTGATGATCACGTCAACGTACTTAAACCGCTGTGCGCACCGCTCAATGATATATCGATACACCCTGGCGTACACTTTCACCATCATCGCCAGTTTGCCGTCAGTGTCCAAAGCATGCCCACTGTGCGCAGTCGTGCCGCTTATGTTCTCATAGTGGCTAAAGTCGCCCAGGTCATTAATGACACAACGCTCGCAGGCTGGCGTGCGCTCGACAAGCCGGTCAATCGCCAGGCAAAGCTCTTGCTCTGCGATTTTCAGGTTAAACTCTTGCCCCACCTCAACAGCGTGCGCGATCATACCGATATGGGCATCACCGATCTGGAACCACGGGATGACGTCGGTGTCGTAATTCTCGACAGTATAAGATTGCACCGGTAGCGCAGGGATTGGCTCGACAAAAGCGGTAATGGCGGTCTGTATCAGATCAATCTGTTTATCTAGCTCGGTCTTGGCCCAATATTGAAAAACCTTGCCGTCTTTAACTTGGATCGTCGCCTTGGTTGCCGTCATCCCGGCAGGCATTGGTACAGTTAGACCGATCTCAGGATGGTAGAACCTGGCGTTAGCTTTCTTTTTAATGTTTTGCAGATGATCGTTTATCGTTGTTTTGCCTAGCCCCAGCTCTTTAGCCATTGCTCGGCTGGTCATGCCCTTGCGCTTTAACTTTAGAACATCACCCTGCCGGCTAGTTAGTTCCATTTCGTCAAATAATTCGTTGTCCCAGTCCCACATTTTAATACCCTAGGTGTGAATTTAAGGACGCACCAGCCGATTAGCATCGGGTAAAGGCACCGGTTTAGCGTTGACCGGTCGCAGAGGTATCACCTCCTTAGCGGTTAAACAGTGCGAGTCTACCACCAAACGCCGGACAAAAAAAAGCCCCGAACGCATCAGGGCAAAGGGAGTACAAACAACGGAAAGGCAATATTAGTCTTTTTGCTCCCGTTTCGCAATCTCTCTCTCAAGATACCATACGGCTTTTTTCAAATCTTCAATCGCCGCGCCCTTCTCGTCGCATCGCATGATGTATTTGACAGCATTGCCAAGGCAAAAACCCATATGCTCAACTATTTGGATAACCTCGACGCCGCTGGGGTGTGAAGTGTAGTGCGCCGGATGGTTCACATTGTCAGCAGCAACCATAGGGGTTGCCCACTCTGCCCGCGCCTCCCGCATTTGCATCACTTCACCGCCTGTCAATCGCCCGCATGGCATGCTGTTCAGCCATTCGGAGGAATCCACATCTAAAAAGAAGGCCTGTCGTGCCGCACCCGACCCGAACGCTGCGTTATATACGTGTGCCAAGTCTTTGCCTTCCAAATATGTCCAGAATCTATCTAGTGTTGTTCCGATCATAGTTTTTTGCTCCGTTGTTTTAGTAGTCCAGCAAATCGTCCAGTGAATCATGCCCGTCTTGCTCAATCCTAGCGTTATGATGCGCCTCAATGGCCCTGCGCTTCTTACACGCTATCGCAGCCGACTCGCCCGTCGATTTCGACCGTGGTAGCGGCATCTTTAGCCCTGCTATGACCGCCAACACCTCATCTTCACCTATGTTTAGCTCACGGGCGATAGTGAACACTGATTTGTTGGCCAGCCGCATTAGCTCTATTTGTCGTTCCATTATTAGCGCCTCTTGGAGTCTTCCAGTATCTTCTGTCGGCCAATACGCTCTAACATTAGTAGCATATGCTGCTCAAGCTCATTAATGGCGTGACAAGCCGTATCCAAATCCACCACCGCTTCGCAATCGTCAATGTATGCCAGCTCATCTAATCGCTGTTCGATTTTTACGCGCTGTTTAATAATCTGATCTTTTTCCTGCTTTAAATTCATCATTTTAATCTCCGTTTTGCCATTTCAATTATAGTTTGCTGCTCTGCTGTTGTAGCAGATGCCCATATTTTTATATCATTTAGCGTCCGCCCGCAACCGATACAAAAATTATTTTCTATTTTACAGGTCTTGTCACATGGGCTTTTCATTGCTCTGACTCTATTTTTTTAATCGGTTGCGTTCTGCTTGATAATCATAATGAGTATCAAACCATTTATCTGAAGCCTTTCTCTTGGCAATACAAGTCTTTTCATGCGCAAGGCTAGCCTTTTCCTCCGCAGCGTACGTTTTTTTATAAGCAAGGTCTGCTTTGATAAAAGCTATTTTCAACTTCTCAAGTTTATTCATCATTTAATCCTCTCTCATATTCAGATACCGCCTCGTAAGCATCGCTCCATTTCTCGTAAGCTTTGCGCCAATTGTCGTAACCTTCACCAACAAGCTCATACGGGTAACTCCAATCGGTCCAAGCCTGGTTCATCTCAGCGTATGCGGCATCCAGTGCTTCTTGCAGTTTCATTGTTCTAATACCACCGAATGAACGTCAAACCCGAGTATCTGTTTAAATATGGCGTTGGCTTGCGTGTGAGACAGCCTGGGAAGCCCGTGGTTAAACTTTCGTGCAATAGCCATAGAAAGGTCAGGGTCAGTCTTTGCCACCTGCCAGGTGAACGTATAGCCGGTAATGTCGTCGATTAATTTATTCATTGTTTGTGCTCTCCGCTTTTATTTGAATTCTTTGATCAGCTGGTTAATAGATCCTGCGCTATATATACGACCCAACCCCTTCCGGCTGGTGGCTGCATCTGTTCGCAATTCCCAGTGCCCTTTCTTTGACTTATGACCAGCATGGCCTGCAATTCGGATCTGCTTAACCTTGCAGCCTGCAAAGCTCAGATAAATAGAACCAGAATCTGGGCGCGTAACGGTTGCCGCCGGTAGCGCAGAAATCAATATAGATAGAATCTGTTCGTTTTTCATTGTTTGCTCTCCGTTGTTTGTTTGGCCAAATTACTAGCAAAGTCGCAAAGGTGCAAGCATTAATTGCCCGCCCGCTACATTGGCCTACATTGTCCTACATTGGAAACGCTCTAGAATGGGCCTCTTATCGATTTATAGCTATATAGTCATTATAGTTATACTTATATTTTCAATAGCTTCAAAACCACCTAGACTAGAATAACTATATCTCTATAATTGTTATTTATTTTTAATTATATAGGGCTAACTATGTATCTAGCTATAAAACTCTGAAAGCCCCATTGTAGAGCGGCCTAGCTCACTATATTGGAACACTACATTGCACTACATTGTTATTTATGGAGTATCTGTAGATAATCTTGTTGGTTGATGTCTTTTCTGATTTTTTTATAATATTGCTAGATTTAACCAGGTTTTCAACAGATTCAACAATATCATCTTTATTAAACGGTCTAAGCCTATTGCATATAATGCCAATGGTCATGGGGCCAGAATTCAAAACGCTTAAAACTTTATTTAGTATTTCATCATCATTTTCATTGCCTTCATCTGGGATGCCTATTACATCATAAACATCATTAATGGTTACCCCGTATTCTCTCAAAAGAAGGTTGCTTGATGCGATTTTTGCTTTTTTTATTGGTAATCCAATTTTACTAAACATTTTAGTATGTTTTGAATACTCGGCGCAGTACAGCTCAATGTCTTTAATGTTCATCTGTATTTCCTTCATTAATTGGTTGAGTCTCTATTGTACTATTTTGACTATCCTATTGCAACAGACATAAAAAAAGCCGCTCTAGGCGGCCATTATTGCAAAATTGTAGTGTAGCGCCGCTGCGCTACAATCGATATACAGGTATCATGCCAAAAAATACTTTTCAGTTACTTTATTATTTGAAGCCGTTATTTGCTCGTTTTTAACGAAACCTTTTTCAATTAATATTTCCAGCGATGTTAGAACATCCTGTTTTTTTGCTGGTCTGCACCGGTTTGCAATAACGCCTATGGATTCGCCAAGCCCGTCATGGTCTAGGATATTCAATATCTTTCGGTGTAACGCTTCATCATGCCGCCGATCATCCGCTGCCATATTGCCCGCTGCCAGGTTAACTTTGGCTTGAATGTCCGCTTTTACGAACGCGTAAGCCCATCGAACATGCTCTACTGATCGGAAACCATCATCGATGGCTAACACCAAGCTAACCTTTAAAACCAGCTCAAACGCGCGCCGTGGTATGGCTTCAAGCGTCGCCTCTTTAGACTTCTCAGCCATCGCGTGGAATTCGTCTTCTATAGCGTCCAGCAGATCCAATGCCGCCGCCTCTGTTGGTATTTCGACTCGGTCGGATAGGTGCTCAACCCGTTGTTTTCCAGTCGCTGCAACCGAGCCGCCGTTGTAGATACTAGCCAGGGTCATGTTCATCGTCATATCCATTGGCAGAGTCTTAAACCGCTTTTTGGCTTTTGGGTTGGTTTCCTTCTCTTGGATTATCAAAGACCGACCAAAGAAGCCGTTTGCTGACTGCTCATAGTCCACTAAACCGTTAAAAGTCACTGGCGTTGTGTACCCTATCAATGACAGAAAAGGACGCTCTAAGCCGCTGTCAAGCGTCGACAGCTGCCGCTCGATTGATGCAATGTCCGCCTCAACATCGGCCCCATCTGCCTGGCGCTTCTTTAGTTGCCCCAACTCTTTAGCCAACTGCATCTTTATCTCTTTGCGAACATCGCCACCTAATGGCATAAACGAATTTGCTTTTGAGTATGCCGACATTAGCGCACCAATGACTCCCTCAAGGTATGCCGCACCGCCACGCTTCCGAGCATTGTCGATCTTCTGCAGCACTAGGCCCATCTCATCAATAATATAGCAAGCCGCCTGGTGGTCGATTAGGTTGCGGATTATCTCTTGCTCGGATTTGATCGCGCCGTGGGTTGCAGGTGCTATCCCTGCCGCTTTATGAATTTCGGCTTGGGCCTGCTGTATCGCTTCTTTTCCGGTTGCAGAGCCTGCCACGCAAAATATAAATTGATTGGTGGTAACGCCGTAAACCTTGTCTTCATAGCGCAGCCCGGAAATGTTGCCCATTGCCGACAAGGCCGCTGCTACTGCCAGCCGCTCGCGTGGAAACCGGCACTGCCCGTTGATCCATTCCACCAGCTTGCCTACAAAGCCTGGCGGGCGCAGTAGATCAATATTTTCGTCGCTCAATGGCTCGTCGTAAACCAGATCAGTCTCGAAAGTAACGGTTGACTGGTATCCACCTTGCTCCGCGAAATGAACCAGGGTTCCGACCGTTACCAGTGACGCGGATTTCCCGAACGAATGCCAATGCTGACCGATTTTTTCGCTGCCCGCGTAATCTTCGCCCGTTGCGCTCCATGTATCCCAAATCGCGCAGCCCGTGCCCGTAGTGGCATGGTGCAATGCCATCCCTATTTTAATCCATTGCTCGTAACTGCAATTCGCATCGATACATTGAAGCATCGCACCCAAATCATCGGCTGACAGATCCACTTGCTGGCCGCGAAATTCCGCCCGGATATGTTCCGGCTTTTCCAGTAATGCCAACAGCTCGGCGGGTGCCTCTGCGATGTCGTCCGGATGTCCTTTCTCAGCTTCATATAAAGAGCCGCTCTTATGCAACGATCCGCACCCGACAACGTAGCCAGATGATTTAAAATCAATGCCTTCGTAATCAGCATGGTGTCCTGCCAGCGCCAAGGCTAAAGGCTTTTTAAAATAGATATGCCAACCACCGCCGCCGGTTGCAACGACAAACCCGGATAATGCTTTAAAGTCCAGGTTCAAATCCTTGCAGAGCTTCGCGTATGCCTCGGAGCCGCCATTGCGTGGGTCAATGTCTATAACGATATGTTCGTCAACTAGAACGCCGAACCCGGTATTAAACTGGCCCATCGTTTCCATTGTGTCGAGCTGCTCGTCTGACCAGTTCGGCGTATGCTGCCAAGCCGAGGTGCGCGGATGTTTTAGAATGGCATTACAGTGCGGGTTGCCGCATTCACAGCTGCCCTTGGCATCAACGCCATGGAGGCCGAAGATTCTGAATCCTGCGTCGAGATAATCAAACTGATTCATTGGCCTGCTCCTCTAGCCACTCTATTAACTGCTGAACGACTGGAAACGAAACACGCTGCCCGCCATTAGCCAGGTTATATATAGTGGAGTAACTGATGCCTGTTGCTCTGGCCACGTATTTGAGGTTCAACGGCTTAAGCCGCTGCTGTAACTGTTTAAGTGTCATTTCGTATCATCCCGTCTTATATAGTTCGTGTGTGTGATTGCAGTATATATACAAAAAAAGTTGTTGCAACCCTTAATATATTGCTTTAAAGTGCGAACCTCAATTAGGAAAGAGAGAAACAAACCATGTCAATATTAGAGCAAGCAACGAAACCAGCCGACCGGATGCCGATAGTTACGATCTGCGGTGACTCAGGGCTCGGTAAAACGTCCCTGGCGGCGACATTCCCAAACCCTATAGTAATACGAGCAGAAGATGGGTTGCAGGGTGTACCGGTTTCTATAAGGCCTGACGCGCTGCCGGTGGTAACATCACTTGAACAGCTTATCGAACAGATGACGGCACTATATAAAGAAGAACACAAATACAAAACGATCATCATCGACAGTGTAACGGCGCTCGAACGCATCTTTATGCAAAACGTTATCGACAGCGACCCAAAGAAGCCGAAGTCTATCAACCAGGCTTTAGGCGGATATGGCGCAGGCCTTGGCGCAGTAGCCACACTGCACCACCGGGTGGGCAAACTAATGTCAAAGATCAATGCCGATAAAAACATTGCCATTGTATACATCGCGCACGCCGATACGGAAACAATCGAACTGCCAGACATGGATCCATATACTCGATACAATCTGCGGCTCGGCAAACGCTCTGTAGCACCATACGTCGATGACGTAGACATGGTTGGCTTCTTAAAGCTCCAGACGTACACCAGCGGCGACGGCGACAAGAAAAAAGCCACGTCAGACGGCTCACGGCTGCTAGTAACCTATGCCACCGCATCGAACGTTAGCAAGAACCGATATGGCATTACAGAAAATGTATTTGTACCAAAGAACGAAAACCCGCTCACCCAATATATCCCGGCACTCGCCACCTACAATAAAGAAGGTAAATAATTATGTCATTTTTTGATCTTTCAGACGGAAAAACAGTATCAGCCGCAACTTCATTTGACAGCAATGTTCAGATTAAGCCCATTCCCGCAAACACTCAGGTAGTCGCGGCAATTGACGAGATTAAATGGGACGAATACCAAGGCGACTCGTTTGTGTCGGCCCGCTGGGTAGTGTTAGACGGCGAACACAAAGGCCGCAAGATATTCCACAAGATCCGCGTAAAAGAGCAGGATAAAACCAAACGCGATCGTGCTTTGAAGATGCTGGCTGCTATCGATGCTAATGCCGGCGGCGACTTAATGCGCAACGGCACCGAACCCGGTGACAGCCAACTAAGCTCCGCGTTATCCAATAAGCCCATGGCCATTAAACTGGGCCTCTGGGAAATTGACGATAAATCAGGCAACTGGGTCATGGCAGTATCGCCGGTCAACTCCGCACCCGCTGCACCCGTAGCCGCCGAAGATATTCCCTTCTAATAATACGGCCCTACGGGGCCTTTTTTTTCGAGGTAAAAACAATGGAACAGCTATCACAAGAATGGTTCGACGCGCGCAAAGGCCGGGTCACTGGCTCCCAGATTGGTGCGATCCTTGGCGTTAATCCGTGGTCTAGTAACAAAGACGCTATGCGCTCAATCCTAGGTCAGTCCACTTTCACCGGCAATGTTGCCACCGAATACGGAAGCCGGAACGAGGAAAACGCCGTCTTTGATTTTGAGCTTGAAACAGGCATTACTATTAAAGAATGCGGGTTTATAGTCCACCCGGAATACGACTGGCTTGGAGCGTCACCCGATGGATTGATTGGCGCAGATGCCATTGCCGAAATTAAATGCCCGTTTGGTTTGCGTGAAAAGCCCGAACCAGAATTCAAAAGCCTGGCGCATTTGCCCCACTACTATGCCCAAGTGCAATATGAGATGTTTTGCAGCGAGCGAACGACAGCGTATTTTATTCAGTGGAACCGGTTTAAATTCGATACGGAAATGGTTTTTTTCAGTCAGCAATATATTGACAAAACATTGCCAAAGCTTAAAGCATTCCATGACGAATATCTTGCGGCGGTTGCTTAGATGAAAAACAATCCGCGCATAATGACACCCGGCGCGCTCCGCTCGTTCCGTCGATTGCAGCACAAATGCGATCTAGCAGAGCTTTCCTATTATTTTAAAATCAGCAAAGCGCAGGCGTGTAGAATTCGCGCGGGTGAAAACTGGGGCAAGAAATGTTAAGACCATACCAACAGAACGCCGTCGATGCCGCGAAAGCTTTTCTTTCTAAATGTTATGACCCCTGCATAATCGATGCCGCAACGGGTGCGGGAAAATCGCACATCATCGCAGAGCTTGCGCAATGGATTCACGAAACCAGCAAAAAACGGGTGCTATGCTTAGCGCCATCCAAAGAGTTGGTCGAACAAAACCACGGCAAATACATTGCAGCCGGTGGCAAAGCAAGCCTGTACAGTGCCTCGACTGGGCAAAAGAGCCTTGAACACTATGTCGTATTCGGGACGCCTGGCACTGTTAAAAACAGCTTGGAACGGTTTAAAAACTTTGCAGCCGTTATCGTTGACGAAGCCCACGGAATAACACCCACGATCAAATTCATAATTGATGATCTGCGTGCCAAGAACCCTCAGCTGCGCGTGCTGGGCTTGTCTGCCACGCCATACCGTCTTGGAAGCGGATACATATATCAGCTCGATGAAAATGGCAGAGCTATTCCAGAGCATGAAACAGCAGAGCCATACTTTAAAAAGCTGGTGTTCAAGATAGGCGCGAAAGAATTAATCGACCAGGGTTATCTGACGCCACCGACTACCGAGCGCCACGCTGGTTATGACACTACCGGCTTGGAATTAAATAGCATGGGAAAGTTTGATGCCCGACAGGTTGAACAAGCCTTTGAAGGTGAAGGCCGGAAAACAGCTGCCATCATTGCCGAGGTGGTCGAGCTGTCCGCCGGGCGCAAAGGCGTAATGATCTTTGCCGCAACCGTACCCCATGCTAAAGAAGTGATGCAAAGCTTGCCACGCGGCAACAGTGCCCTAGTGACGGGCGAAACGCCAAAGGCTGAACGGGAACAGATATTAAAGGCGTTCAAGGCGCGACAGATAAAATACCTGGTTAACGTTTCCGTATTGACCACCGGCTTCGATGCAAGCCACGTTGACGTGATTGCCATACTACGCGCCACCGAGTCTGTCGGATTAATGCAACAAATTATAGGGCGCGGGTTGCGCATCGATGCCGGCAAACAAGACTGCCTGGTTTTGGACTACGCGGAGAACATCGAACGGCACTGCCCCGATGGCGATGTATTTAATCCAAACATTAAAGCGTATAAAGCTACCAAAGTGGTAGGCGGTGCCGAAGTTGAATGCCCCGACTGTAATTATATAAACGACTTCTCGGGCCGCCCGAATCCTGATCAATTCCATATAACGAAAGATGGATACTTTGCCGACCTTGCGGGCGTCAAGCTAGAAATACCATCCCATTTTGGCAGGCGCTGCCACGGTGAATTTTTAGCCGCCGGAACCTATGCCCGGTGCGAACATAGGTGGGCATCTAAAGAGTGCGAGAAATGCGGACATCAAAACGACATTGCGGCGCGCTACTGTGAAAAGTGTAAAGGAGAATTGATCGACCCGAACGAAAAGCTGGTCATGGAGTTTAGAAAGTTGAAGTCGGACCCATACGCCAAAAGCACCGACAAGGTACTGGGCTGGCATTGCCAGGAATGGATAAGCAAAAGCGGGAACCAAACGCTTAAGGTTGATTACACCACCGAGTATAGATCATTTTCTATTTGGTATATGCCCGAGAAGGAGGCCGAATGGAAGTCGTTTTGCTCTGCTGTTTTTAGTGGTAGGGTGGCACCATCAATTGAAGTCTTTTTGTCATCGCTGCCCAACTATGGAACAATTCCAAAAACCTTAACGCTGAAAAAAATGAAAGAGAAAGGCTTCTATAAAATCTATGGACACAATGAGGCATTAGATGAAATTCCCGAAATCAATTAAAGTTTACGGCGACATTAAATACCGTGGGCCATGCTCGCCAGAGTCGGCCGAACAGATCACGCTATTCAATCAGCTATCACCAAAGCTGCGCGCTATAGCCCTGCACCCACGCAACGAAGGAAAGCGAACGCCGGGCCAGGTTATGCGACATAAAGCGGAGGGCATGACCACCGGAGCCGCTGATATTATAATCATCGGCTCGCCGCCTTTTGTGTGCGAACTAAAAAGAATGGATCACACTAAATCCAAAATATCACCGGAGCAGATCGCCTTTCTGAATAACTGCCAAGATGCTGGCGCATTTGTCTGCATCGCGCTGGGTTGGAAAGGGGTAGTTGATGCAATCGCCGACTGGCAAAAGACCTAGACATTACGCCGACGATGTAATCTATGGCCGGTCAACCCTGGACCAGGTGCCACTAGACTGGCGTGAGCTCATCCTAAAGCATGTTCAAATAGCATGTATACAACTAGGCTCCCAAGTTGCCAGAGGCCGCGACAGGGCCGCTAGGGCTGCTATGCTTGAACGCGTACCACCAGTGATACTCCCAGATGTCGAACGACTGGCCAAAGAATACTATAGTAATAAAAACTCCGTTTGATATAGCTAATCGATATATTAAAGGTGCTTGCAGTGCTTGCACCCTTAACCTGCATGGCTTAATATTCCCCTATCGAAAGCAAACAAACAAACAACGGAGCAAACAACATGATCAACATAGCAGAGATAATCAAAAACGGCGTTCAGATTGAAGTAGATGCACTTGACGCACTGTACATCTACATTACCACCGCAGGCTTCATGGCTATCTATATCGGCTCTGGCATTGATAACGAAGGCGTTGAATATGTATCTGGCCAGCCGATTAAAGCGACCGTCGCAGAAATACTTACCGCGTTCGATTATGACGCGGCATTTAAGGCAAAGCATTACCACCGCACCACCGGCAAGAAATCACCCGGCGCTCATATGGCATGGCTTGAAGATCAGTGCACCGGTGATCTTGACGCAATGAACCCCAGCTTTTAATCAACCGGCCCTCCGGGGCCAAAACCAAACAAACGGAGCAAACAACATGAAATCACTAATCGAATCTATCGGCTGCATCATTTTAGGCATCACTCTTATGAGCCCGATATACGCTTACGCAATGGGCTGGATATGAAAACCATACTCGGCGGCGCGTTAATAGCAGGGCTGCTATTTGGCCCGTTCATACTGTATTTTTTAGGAATAATATAATGGCAACACTTATTAAAAATCGCGGTTATCGCATACAAGATGCCATTCATCAGATGGCAATTGACGAAAGCCAAGCAACCGGCCTCAGCTTAAATAAAACAGTCGAGGCATTAATAAAAGAGGCGTATATTGCGCGCCGACTCGCAAAGATGGGGATGACAAAATGAGCACACCAGAAATCGATCTCAGAAATATGTTAGATGCCGAAGATGCGCAAGAAAGGCTCGATGACGCGTACACCCACTGGCTTGAATATGATGTCATCCCAGATCTTGCTAAATACCTGTCATTATTTGAATACGACAAATTCGACTCGGCTGTGACACACTTTCGAATATATAACGCGGCACCAATCGCCGAATGGATATTTGAAATAATTACAAATAATTATGACGTTTATTATGCTTTTCTAATGCGTGAGCGTGACGATATTGATTTTAATGATATTGTCGAAACTTATATTAACTGTTTCGTTTGCGAGCAAGACTTTATAGATTACAACAACGAGGTAACGCTCAATGACTACTAACACCACGGCACAAGAAATCGCAGAGTATCGCGAAACGATCAAAGCGTTGTTAGATACCATTGAATTCATGGAAGGCGGGCACATACCGCCAGAGCTTTTAAACATGGTGACGAAAAGCGCGCATTGGTCATTAGACAAATACTCTAAAAACCAGCCATCAACTGAAATACAAGGTGAGCTACTATGACAATATTGCAATTTATGATAACGCTGTCTGTAATGATGTTTTGTGTTCAAGTAGCTTTTTGCATTTATGTTGAGCAAATGAAATGGTACTGGGCGCTCTATAGCGCGCTGGTCATCTATACGACTGTGGTCGTTTTGCTGGCAGTGTTGGCGAACATTGAAACCATATTTCCTCAAGTCCTTTTGAAGGTGTAGGCAAATGATAAAATTCAAACGACTAACAGAAACAGCAGTAACACCAATGCGCCAAACCGAAGGCGCCGCCGGGTTCGATATATATTCTGACCATGACTTGGCAAGGGTCCATTTCGGCCAGGTAGTGGTAATTAGCACCGGCATTGCTGTTGCTATCCCTGAAGGATTTGTCGGGCTTATAAAGCCGCGTAGTGGCCTTGCTGTACGCAGAGGCGTTGACACAATGGCAGGCGTTATCGATAGCGACTATCGGGGTGAAATCCGGGTTGTGCTGACAGTACATAGCACTGATATAGTTCCATTCAGGGTCGAGCCAGGTGAACGCATCGCGCAGCTTGTAGTCGTGCCAGTAATGCTTGAAAGCATTGAAGTAAACGACCTGGACGATACCGATCGCGGCGAAAGCGGCTTCGGCTCGACTGGTGCGCTGTAATGGCTAGAGCACTCCCATACAAAAAACCATGTTATAGCTGCGGCAAAATAGTTGCAGCACCGCTATACCTAAATCACAAAAGCGGAAAGCGCCACCTGAGCTGCCAACCGTGCGAAGAAAAATATCGACAGGTTACTGCGCGCAGCGAACTGGATCGCCCAGATCACTCTAAACTAAATTCGCTTTGGGTATCGCGCCCGGCGACTAATTAAAGGATTCAAAGATGCCAAAATTTAGCGACCAGCAAGAGGCGGATGCGGTGATAGAGTTTATTGACCCGGAAATCGACAAGGGCGAATCAACCAACGCAATTATGAAAATATGCGTCCGGCAATTCCCGTGCTTTTCGGAAGCCACCATCTTTAACACTATTATTGAATGGAAAATAACGAAATGAACTATGCAAAAGTGACACCAGCCGACCTTCGTTCAGACGCTGAAAAATTATACGCACGCGCAGACGCTTTAGAGCAAGGCTTGAAGTTTTTCGATGGCAAGATCTGCGAGCTCTGCGGCGGAACGAAACGACATACGCGCAGCTCACGTTGCGTAAACACTCGCGAGCATATCGACAATTCGCTGTTAGTGGAAAACCTACGGGAAAAGAAAACCGACCAATTGAGCACCAGGGCATGGCGTTAGTTATTTGCCCCGGTTGCTAGGACGAGCACCGAACCACCAAGACACGGATGTCGCGGTCAAAGAGATTATATTCAGCACAATGTCGCGGTAAAGTTGCAGGGCTTCGCCATCGCCAAGCGCTTCAATGCCGCCCACGATTGACTCAAGCCCGGTCAGTATTATGTAGGTCTGGTATAACAGCACTGCCGTTATGATTGGCCTGACTGCGCTCTTAATAGCACTACCAACACTTCCGACAGTCTTCTGTGACTCTTCAAACGCTCGCGCCTCAGATGCCATTTCGGCGGCGTTGGCATTAGCGCCAACCATTGCAATCTTGAATTCCCGCTCGCTGGCCCGCTCCTTCGCTTCCTCTTTGCGATTCAACCAGCTAAAAACGCCACCAATTAATGAACCGGCTGCGCTGGATGCTAGGATTGAACTCAGCTCTGCAATCATTTATCCACCACCTGGCGTCCGTCATTATAGAATTTTAGCGCAGCGGCTAGTAACGCAGATGGCACACCCAACAGCGCAGCATAGATCAAAGGGTCCGGGTCCGGGTTATAAGCGTATATCTTGGCCCAGGCATATGAGTCTAACGTCATCCAAATTGCGACAAAAAGGACACCACGCCGAACAATCATGCCCTTTTCTAGGAACAACCAGAACGGCTCTAATGCGGTATTGAATCGGTCAGTCATAGTTTGGCCAGCTCTTTAGATAGCAGATTGAGGAAGTAAACCGGGTTATTATTGTAATAAACATAACGGCGCTTTGGCTCGTCTGGGCACATCCACAAAAGCCGGTCATCGCGGGTGTCGATATGGATTAATGTCTGTTTCTCGCCGCCTAGCTTTGTATCGAAATACATACCAAAGCCGCCGACACCTTCCACAGATTGGACTAATGCCCAGACTTTAGCGGATGCCGTGTTATCCAGGATAAACAGATCTGTAGCTCGTGATTTCAGACTGCCATCAGCACCAACGCAATGGAGGCTAGAACCGCCCGTAAAGCGAACGTGTGCCTCAGGGTCAGGGCTTGGCACCATAGCAGTGCCGCAGATCTCTCGTATCTCTTGGGCCATCTCGATCACCGAGTTTGACATAAACCCCAGCGCCTTTGCTGGCCACTCTTCGCGCTTTAAGCTCATCGGGTAACCTCAAAAAACAGGTTAAAATAATTGAATATATAATTAGCTGTTTCACCATTGGAAAAGATCCAAAGCCAAAGTATGGCAAGCATTACGCCAGGCCACGACATAGCTTTTTCCTTTAAGAATTGAACCATGACTTAAAGCCTCCGGCAATTATACCGGATGCCGCCACGATTCCAGCGACTGACGCCAGCGCCCAAACGATAAATTTAAACGCTCGGCCCATCGATTGCCACCCACGATAAGCGGAAATCATTTCGTGAACGATTCGGATGTCCTCGACGCTGAATTCTGGGTCACTCAGCGCGCGCTGTTCAAGTTTGGTCAGTGTGTCCAGCATAGCCAGCCCCAGATTAATTAATTTTTACTATTATACAGGTCATACAACACTTTGACCTTCTCTTTCAAAGTCTCAATGTCCGCGTAGCTTTTAGCCAGCCAAAAAATGAGGCCAACAAATCCGACGATGATTGGCCAGAGCGCCGGGATTATTTCTAGGAGGCTAACAGATTCCATTATTGCCCTTTAAAGCGCCGCAATAATAAACGCCAACAGCTCAGTATAACGAACACCCATTCGTGTGCGCTCTGTAGCGCCTGCTGGTGCTTCTGCCAGTGTTTGGAAAGTATCTGTGCGCGTATAAGCCTCAGCAGCTTCGACGGCTTCAACGCCTTCTACGCCCTCAACAGCTTCAACGGCCTCACTAATTAGCTCACCGTCTTCGCTGTATAGGGCTTCAGATGCCTCAACAGCCTGCACAAACTCTACACCTTCAACCGCCTCAACCGCTGCAACCTCAGTCTGCGTTTCCCACCACGTATCTGACATAAACATGGCGTAACGACCAGCGTCCAAACCTTCTGCCGTAAATGCGTCTTGAAGATCTTGTGCGATAATACCGAAGTGGATTCGAGCATCGTCGCCTTTCTTCTCTACTGCGTCAATCCAGCGGAAGGAACGCAGCAAACCTTTGCAGGCTTTGGCTACGTTAGACTCTGCTGTGGTGATTGCTAGTATGTCTTGCTTCTCGTTACGGTCAGAAGTTTGGATGGTTCCGTTGGTGGCGTAGATGTCGTCAAAACGTACCGATGGCAGACCTAGATCAATGGCGTTGTCATTA